CCAGCTAATAAAACTAAAAGAAAAGTTAAAAGAGTTTGGCTATTGGGATATCTCTTGGGATCTTACTCCTGAAGTAACAGAACTACAACGGGCTGTACAATATTAAATTAGAGTGGGCTTCTACGTCTTTAAAACCCCCTTACAGGGTAAGGGGTTTTAAAGACTAAAGAAGCCCCCACCACCGACGACGACAACGGAGATTGATATGATTGTATTCGTGTACCCCAGCAAAAAAGTATTGAAAGAGAACATCGGCAACGAGTTGCAGTATATTGAAACGAGTATGTTCGGCCCAGAGTATCGGGCAGATGGTGTGTTGGTCGGGGCCAATCGGCCTCATATAACAGGGATCGGGCGCGAGTTTTTCGCCAAGGTCACAATGGTTGATGGTAAAATTTCTAAAGTTTCTTAAGGAGAAAACATTATGGCATACGCTACTGGTTACATTACTGTAGAAACGGAAGTAGATATTAACGATCACGATGGTAGTTATGATATCGGGTTTGATAATTTAGCAGACGTTATAGATACTGCTGGAGAAAACGGCTACAGCATGGAAGAAATTATTGACTACTGTTTTGATGAGGGCAAGGTTGATCCCGCAAAGTTTATGCAGGGATACATGACGGTCGAGCAGATTATGGAATTATATCAAGAGACTGTTGCTACTAAGTTAGATTTATTGGCACTTACAGTATCTAATCAGCTTGATAGAATTAAAGAGCTTGAGGCAGAACTTGCAGAGGCTCGTAAAACTGATGAAGAAGTAACCAAAGAAATAGCATATTAAATACACGGGGGCTTCGGCCCCCTTTTTTTGAGGGTTTATTATGTACAATATTCATGCGAGAGCAGTACAAAATTACTCAAAATTATCTAGTTCTAACCTTGCTGATGTAATACTTATGGTCGTGTTGAGTATTCAACAGCCGTGGTATGCTGTTGGTAATCAACTCAAAGATGTAAAATTAAATGGCATCAACTCCAGATTTATCTGGGGTAACAAGGCCAAAACTTACAAGTCTCTCATGTCCCGCAAAGAATTTATTTATTCTCAATACCTTGCAGTTCTTAATTCAAACAAATCTGATGATGACAAAGCCCTGTCATTGATGAATGTATTCTTGCAGATTGATGGGTTAGGTATGGCAAAGGCTGGCTTTGTTTGTCAATTATCCGCAGGATTGGTGGGGTGCATTGACATTCACAACCTACGGATGTACAGTATCCCCATGAAAGATTTAAAATTATCTAAGTCTGTAAAATCTAAAGCTATAAAGAATCGTCGTGTTATGAATTATATTTCTATATGTCACGACATTGGTACAGAAAAGTTATGGAACACTTGGTGCAATACACTTGCTACCAAGTCCAAAAGATTTGAGGATGGCTTTCATGTATCCCAAGTGCATTACAGCTATCTTCAAGATGCGGTAAACCTTTAACTAACTGGAGACATATTATGTCAGATGTAATTTCTATCTTTGGTACTGAGCGCCCAGCAGATCCTTTTGCTGGCAAAGGCTATGGCGTTGCTGATTTTCCTGTGGCAACCCGACCATTGCTTTACTTTAATGATGATACCGATCAGTGGTATGACTCATCAAAAGTTGCAGTAGTTCGTACAGATACGATGCAAGAACTTGGTGTTCACGGTAAAAACTACAAGCCTGTCGCACCCCGCGAATTGATTGATACTCAACGTGCAATCATTATGCGTAGTGATCTAAATACTGACGGCATCACTGAAACTATTGAGTGCAGTCACAATGGTGCGGCTACGTTTGTTAAGTATAGACTACCAGAGCATAGCTTTGTTACACCTGATGGCGACACAGCAGAGCTTACGTTCTTGGGTATTACCTCTCTCAATAGTACTTTCTCTTTCTTGTTGTCTGTTGGTGCTCGACAATCTGCTTGCTTCAATGGTCAAGTATTTGTCAGGGGCGAGGCTGGTTTATTCAAGGCTCGACACACAAAGAATCTTGATATCAATGCGGCGGCAAGATCTATCAGCAAGTCGATAGATATCTTTGACAAAGAGCGTGAGCTTTGGGCGCAGATGTATCAAACTCAAGTAACCCAAAAGCAAGTGATGTTTACTTTTGCAGAGGCCGCTGGTTGTCTTGACTTAGTACGTGCCGCAGTTAATGAAAGCGGTGCATCTTGGTCAGCAGTGTTTGATAGTCTGCCGCGAATGAACAGCACATTGACTTACTTGGTCACAGCTTGGAAACAATACTCTAACAAAATGGGCTACAACCAGTGGGCTGTATACAATACCCTAACTGATTGGTCTACTCATGCTCCAGCGGCTACCAAAAAGTCTGAGTCTAACATTGCTTCAGTGAGGCAGAAGCGTTCAGATGTTGTTCGGAAGGTATGTACATCTGATGTCTTCCGTATCGCGGCCTGAGAAAGTTGACATTGAATCTCTTGTTCAGCTTTATATTTACATCAAACCCAACCCTGATTATTCGGGGTTGGCTCAGAAGCTGAGAGACTTACACTTTACTGAGTCTGAGATCTTTAATGTCCTTCACAAAGTTCGTGAAGGTTACTACTAATCAAAGCCCTTCGGGGCTTTTTTTAGACCTTCTTGTTTTAAAACCCCCTTACAGGGTAAGGGGTTTTAAAACTTAGAAGGTCTTAGAGGAGAAACGACGATGCTACAGCAGAATAAAGAGCAGATGATAAATACTCATAGGCTGGTCAGGTCAGCAATGAACGACGAGAACTATTGTTCTTTTATTTTGGACTGCCTGCACAACGAGCAAACTAAATGGTCTTTGGATAAGTTGATGAAGTTTTGGATTGATGCGTCTTATTCAGATGACACTGTTGAAGAATGGATAAACCGACACAGAGGAAAGTAATATGTATTATGTAGCATCTAAACTACAGCGTGGCAACGGCATGATTATGTGGCGTCATGTCAAAAAGTTGACAACCTTCAAGGCTACCGATGGCATGGAATATGTAGTCGCTAAAAGTAAAAAAGAAATGGAGCAGTCACTGCCGATTTATATTGGCATAGGTGACAAGCTAGTAAAAACTAGGCGGTACGAAATACGCTGGCTTGATGAACTAATTCAATCGGACGGGAGATAATCATGGCTGTCGTGACGATTGAATTAGAAATGAAAATTGATAAAAATTTAGGCGTGATTACACTGCCAGAGGTAATAGATTATTTAGAAAATCTTATTGAAAACAACTGTTTAGATTTCACTGTACGAACTGGAGATAATGATGAGCGATTCATATAGCGATCAAGTTTTAATTGTTTGGGTCATGGAGTACTACGATACAGTCGCAGGAGAAAAGTCACTTGATTTGTACAAGACAGAAGAGATGGCTCAAGAAGACAAAAGAAAGCTGACGGCTGACGGTACTATTAGTGACGTTTTAATTTATCAAAGGATGGTATGGCAATGAGTATATTACAAGAATTGCGTCAATACAGACAGACTTTACGCGATCTCAAGGCTGAGAATCTACGTTCAATGCGAAAGTATGAACGTCTTTTTGGTAAGAGAGATTCTCTTGCTCATTATATGAGCGGTATGGCAAATGGAAAGACTGCGGCTTTGATGCAGATTGACTACTTTATTGCAAGACTAGAGATGGAGGAAGAGTATGGGAACGCCTAGTATGTATGGATCATTTGTTCTAGACGTAGAACTAGACTGTGATTGGGCAACAATGGACGTAAGAATTTTTTACACAAAACATTCAGAAGGAGTAGATCTTGATAAAGTCGAAATGGTTGGAGGTCTGTTGGCAGGATTGGATATCAGTAGCTACCTCAGTACTGGTTATATATTTGATCTTATCGATGATGAGATAAGCAATGCAGACTATCATTGGACAGATCATGGAGATCAGGTATGAATATATTTTATTTGGATGAAGATCCATTTGTCTGTGCAGAACGAATGTGCGACCAACACATTACAAAAATGCCACTTGAATCTGCACAAATTTTATCTACTGCTCATCGTGTGCTTGATGGTAATTTAGTTGTAGGGGAAACTAAAACAGGCCGCAAAGCTAAACGATGGGTGCTTCCTGAAGATGATGATAAGTATTATCTGGCGGCTTATGTCAATCATCCCAGCACAGTCTGGGCGAGACAAAGCTCAGAACATTACACTTGGTTATACGAACACTTTCGTGCCTTGTGTCTTCAGTTCTTTGAACGCTATCAACACCATCACTCAAGCTGGACTAGGTTAAACTTCTCTCTTGCAAAACTTCCACAAAACATTAAAGACAATGGTTTTGTTGCACCGCCACAATGTATGCCTGATGTTTACAAACACTCTGACACTATCATAGCTTACAACCTTTATTACGCTTCTAAATTTACTGATTGGTGTGCCAAAGGGAGGCCCATGCGATGGACAAAGAACGGATCGGTGAACACTGGATCGCACTTACTATAGTTGTATTTTTTACTGCTGGATATTTAATAGGACTTTATATTAAAGGAGAGTTAATTTGAAAACTTACGTACACGTAAACCAACACATGATTCGTGCTAACAAAAAACATGGTACGAATCGTCCGGTCATTACAATAAAGCGTGGTAAATCAAATACTTACTGCCATGAAGTTGAGATCTTAGGGCCGTCAGTTGTCAAGTATGGTGGCAACGACGAGCCTTTACTTCCTTGTGGTGCAAGAGTTGTAGTTGAAACAGAAGGTAACGTGAGGGTAATTCGATGAGTATTGATGACGCAACACCAGAAGAATGGAACCAAGTAAGTAAGACAGCTACGGGTAAATTATATCACCCCGAAGATAAACATACCGATCCCGTGACCAAACCAGATCACTACAATAAGGGGGGGATCGAAGCAATTGACTACATTAGACAACAATTAGGGCCAGCATTTCAATTTTATTGTGCTGGTAATGTGATGAAATATCTGCACCGCTTTCGTTACAAGAACGGTGTTGAAGACGTAAAGAAAGCAAGAGTATATCTTGATTGGCTGATAGAGGAACTAGAAACGTGAATAAACTTATTGACCGTCTCAAACGAGACAACCAGTTTTACTTTTCAGAAATACATGGCATACAACATTATTGTAATGTGTCGCTGGCTGGATTGCGACTAGCAAAACACTATGATTTGAATCCAAAGCTGGTGAGATACTTTGCGTATCTCCATGATTCTTGTAGAGAAAACGAAGGCACTGACCCAGATCATGGGCCTCGTGCCGCAGATTATATTGAGTCTATAAAACACTTAATTGATTTATGCACAGCAGAGCGTTGGATGTTGCAATCTGCTTGTGCTATGCACACACGCGCACAGCCTTGGGATGGTCACAAGTATACACTATTCGAGAAGTGTGCTTTCGATGCAGACCGCTCCGACATTGGGCGTGTCTGCTTTGCTGTTGATCCAGATTATTTATTTACTGAGAAAGGCAAGGAGCTTTTTGTAGATGAGGAGGAGTATGTATTTGCGTAATTTTACCATCCCACTTGACAGGCCAGATTCGGGCTTGTATAGTCTTCATAGATCTTACAGTTGGAGGTGTTAGTTGAAGATCATACAAGGTAACTTTGGTGATAAAAAAAATAAATCTTTATCAGAAAAAGTTTCAGCAGGCTTAGATCAGTTACAACAATCTGAAGACTCTGATGAAATTTTAAGATATCCTTTTATCTTAATAGTAGATACTGGTGAAGATTTAAAAGTAGTATCTGATGTTGAAATGGAAAAGTTTAATTTACTTATAGATCTAGTAAAGATGACTATTTTAACTGGAAACTATGATTGAGGAACTTATGGAACAACAAAGTTTAAATATAGAGGACGCTTTGTGTAAAGCTTTTATCATGTCGTTAGGTGCTGGTATGCCTAACTATGAAGCTGTCTCACATATGTGTAAGTTTGTAAAAGGAAGTGCTCAAGTGGAGGATGAAGCACTGACCGAAGATTATGTTTATAGAATGATACCGCAGTACATTAATTTTCTTTTTAACAAGTTTAACAATTCGGAGATTTAATTATGGCTCTTGTAGAAGGTGTTGCATACTGGGCTTCTGTTACCACCCCCAACACAACGTACCAACCAGTGTATACTGTGAATTTGGTGGTGTCTGATGATGTTGCCAAAGACTTCCGAAGTCGTGGTTTCACAGTGAAAGATATGGACGAAGGCCCAGCACTTCTTATCAAGCGTAAAGTAAATGGTCCC